CACCAAGCAGACTTGTTTTCATCAGTCTTTCTGTATCCCAACGGTAAGGCTTACCTGACTCGGTAATCCCGTAGTTGGGCCATTTTTTACTTCTTCTTACTACTTCACCATTGATAATTTTTTCTTCAAACAAAATATGCTCCTTACTGTTATTGGGGAGTTATGGAGATTTCGCTGCGGATTGCCTATTGCTAAATCTTAATAACTTTTTACTGTACCTTGAATAGTTAATTCAAGCCAGATTCTATGTTACCATGAATCTTTAGTATTATCAAGCTTTAAGGTTTCCCCGCAATTAGATAAGTTTTTCAATTACATCACTGTAAAAGGAGGCACAATCTACCTCTTCTGCCATAAGTTGGCCTTTATTTAACATCTGGGAGATTGCCATAATAGCTTTCTCGTATCTGAAAGGGTCTAACTTAACCGCAGTTGATAATTCACCAAGTCCTGTAAATAAATCTTGTATTTGACCTTGGGTTAAAACATCTTTTGCAGCTACAGACATTTGAACTAAACCCTGAGACGCTACTTGTATATCTAAGCCTAACCTGTAAACTTCTTTATCTAAATAAGAGATTTGTTTCTGTGCTGCTTCTGCTGAACCTGTACCTACAAGCATACCAGCATATCTTGACTCGTACTGTTGACCTATCTTAGCAGCTCCCATAACACCAGCAAACGCTGTATAGCTTGCTGTAGCGGCTATAAAAGCACTTCGCATATCTCTAATGGATTCATTGAATCCACGTTGAGCACGTTGGTTTGCATACAATTCACTTCGCAAAATACGGAGCCTAGCCGCATACATCTGAGGTGACATTCCACCTGCTGAAAACTCTTGAGCTAATTGGTTAAATCTCCGTTCACCACCTCTCCCAAATTTCCTTCTAAAGAAAAATTGATCTGCTTGTCTTCTATCTGCAAATCTGGCTGCTCGTCGAGCTTCCCTTTCTTCTGGTGTCTCTCTCGGCCCTCTAGGGCCACGAGGAGGGAGTGGTGGAGGCGGTGTAGATCTTGTACTGTTGATTAATGCTTTTTGTTTCTGAAGTTCTGCTGTTTGCCTTTTCAATTCATTTGTATAACGTTTAGCTGCATTGAATGGTGCGGTAACATCACTCATTGCTTTCTTGACATCTTTGATTGCTTTCATTGCTCGTTGCATTGAAGCTCTATCAATGTCAAATTTAATCACGTTGACAAGACTAGCTGCTATTTTCTTATCAGCCACACTGTCTCCTTTTCTTTATTATTTCACATAAAAGAAAAGGCAGGGCTTGTTAAAGCCTCTGCCCTGAAAAATATTGCATTATTGTTATTATTTATTGTTGTTATTTTAATTTCTTTTGATCTTCTTCAAGAGCTTTATAATGAGAAGATTCTATATAGTTAGAAATATCCATATATTCAAGACCTTTAACAAATGTTGCAACATCCATGAAATTTAATGAATAAATAGATTCACCTGAATAAAACTTGAGATATTTAAAGATAAGAAAGTCAAACCATTTTAAACCTGTTGTTTTATTAACTCTGTCTAAAGCTCTTTGCACAACAGGATGAACTTTTTCTTCTGATTGAACAATAACTTCTATTGATTCTATAATTTTGCCAGTTCTGTCAACGGCATGACGTTTCCGGCTAGGTTCAGAAGGCTCTGTGAACCGTTGCTTCGGATAAAAGGGTCAACTACGTTCAGACGTAATACCTCCGATACAACATTGAAAACACCAAACACATTATCAGCAAAAGCTGCATCAAAATTATCCATAATCAAATACAAACCATTATCTTCTTTATCTACATAATAAGTTGTATCAAGAATGTGACGATATAAATCCATAATATCATCTTCTTCAAGGATATTGAAAAGATAAGTTAATGCTGCCGGAAGTGAAGATGCTAAATCTAAACGTTTATCTTCTGTTTGTTCACCTGACATAACCATGCTCATAGGTGCAATAAAGAATTTACCAATCTTTGGAAGTTTCTTTTGACATTGTGTGGGTGACCAATGAACATGAACAAAGGTTGTATTTCCTACAACAATTTCTGTTTTCGGTTGAACAATATTATTTAACAACTTAGAAGCTGGAGATTGTTTTGTTTGTGCTTCCTCTTGCTTTTTCTTTTTCTGTTGTAGTTCGCATAGCTCAAACTGCTTATGATATTCCTCTGTAAAAGCAATTGGGTTCTTTGTTGCTAAGTCTTTATACTTTTCACTAAAAGCATTAAAATCAAATGTCTCTGTCATAACGTAAAATCTTTCCTAGACTTTTATTAATTTATGTTGTAGTCATAACTTATTTTAACATAATTCCATTATTAAATCAATCTTTTAAAAGAAAAGATACATCCTTGTATCTTGTGTTATGACAAATTTAAATTATTTTTCTTAGAAATTGGTGCCTGCAATTTCATTTACAACATCAGTAATGGTTCCCAGAACAGTAGTAGTTTCACTCATTGTCCAGAATGCATTTGCAATACCGAATGTCCATGAAAGTGTAGGTGCTTCTTCACCATAGGTGACTTCTGGAATACCTTGTATCCAACCAATACCAGAGAAAGAAGGAGCGCCAGTTGCACCAGTTAACAGAATAGGTAAACATACAATACCAGTAGTATCTGCTGAACGTGCAAACAAAGATAAATATTGGTTAGTGTCAGAAACACCAAGTAGGTTAATAGTTAGTGTGCCTGTGCGATTACGAGATAATGATAAAGCTACATCACCATCAACACCAACTTGGGGAATAACTAAATCATTGTTTCGCGTTAAAACAAATTTACTATCTGGTGCTACACCAACAACTTGATGAGTGCCTAAAAAACAGGTATCTTTATATTTCTATAAAGGCTAGATCATATCTTCATCCTATAAGGATGCTCTGCTTTTCGGGTATAATTATATTTTACTACAGATCAAGTAAAACTTTAAAATACCCTACTCTACTCGCTTACTCAGACTATTCATTGTCTTATGCTTTCGATGATCGTTAGAGAACTTCTTAGGAGAAATCCTACGGGATCGGCTCTGACTGGACTCATCTACCAGTTTTAGCTTTTCTTACCAGCTTATTCAATATATTCAGCTATGCCCGTTTAACAGAGATTCAAACATACATTACTGTATGAGTGGCCCTTTATTTTAATTCTTTAAGCTTAGAATCCACCGCATCATATGCTAGACTTGTTACAATGTTACTAGGCAAATTAACTCCTTTGGAGATTATTATTCTTTTAAGTTGATAAGCAGGAATATTTCATCCTGCTGTTTGAATTAAGCAGCTCGTGACAGAAGCACAGTTGCTTTGATTTTAACGTAATGAACAGGGCAGTTATAAATAACTTCTACTGCTACATTGTTCAGAATACGATTTGCTAAATCATTAACAGGAACTTCACCACGAGTAGGAACAGTAATGATTGGGTCAAAATCTTCACCAGTAGATGGATCTGAACCAGTCAAGATAGAACCTAAACGAATACCTACGTTGATTGGAGAGTTCATAATAGCATTCTTGATTTTTGGTAAATCATTGTTGCTAAATGTCAATGAACGGCCTGCATTAGAATTGCGATACATCAAACCAAATACTGATTCAGTAATACGAGCATCTAACCATGCTGCGAATTTCATAGTGTCACAGAATTGACCTGACGCCATAAAACCATTGAAGAAACAAGAGTTTGAACGATAAGTGATGCAATAGTTCAGGTTGTGGAACTCAATAGCTTCACGCTGTGTAGTAGTTAGATTTGAAGTAGGTAACCCGCTAAACGCTTTCAAGTGAAGTGAATCAGGGCCATAATTATCAAAATCTGTTCCTGCTGCCGCACCAACAATTGCACCTTCTGGGAAATACAGGTTAGCATGTTCATGATACATACCACACGCCCAATCAAGACTTGCAGATTTCAACAAATAACCAATGTTGGTTGTATCTGCTTTTGACAAACAAGCTGAATCTTCTGTAGAATAAGTAAAGATTTTCTTATCTGCTGAGACTGCTGTAGCAAGAGTTTGTTGATGTGTTTTCTCTTTAGATTGGCAACCAATCCAGAAGAAACTTGAATCTTCATCTTTACATGCTTCATAAGTATCAGTAGGAGTCTCTGTAGAAGTAGCTTCCAAAGAACAGTAACCTGCCTGAACACCAACACTGATAGGTGTGGTTGCAACAGTAGGTGTGATAGTTAAAACACCAGTAGTTGCTGAAGCTGTAACTAAAGCACCAAATGTAGCATCTGCCTCAATTGCGGTTGCAAAAGCTGCTGCAATGATAGTAGGGGTATCTGCTGCATCATAAGTCTGTGTAAATGATTTAGTGGTTGTTCCATTAGCTAAAGTGATGATTTGATCACCAGTTTGTGTATAACCAACAAAATCTACAACATATGCTGTTAGTGGAGCACGACCGATTTTAATCAGACTAGGTGGGAATTTACCGCCAAATGCTAAAGTTGCATATTGATATGGTGCAGAACCAACAGCAAAACCGGCATCTGTTAGTGCATCTAATGAACTGTAAGATTGGATGCGGGTATCTGAATAAACGTTATGTGGAACAATGAAGAGTGGTACTCCAAATGATTCCACTTCAGTAGCTTGGGTAGCCAGTGATACCGTAACTTCTACCGGATTTTGGACAAAAACCGAGGACAAGAATTATCTCCAATATTAAATGTAAGGATTTGTGTTGTCAGTGATTACAACAACGGGTGTAGTGTCTAGTGGTGTTTGGTCATGCACTGTAGATGTGATAACAACTTGTTCTACTGGTGTAGATGTGAAGTTTTCTGTTTCTACTGCTGTCATATTGAAATCAAAAATCATGTAGGCACGTTCTTCAAATGTAATTGTGTTCAAAGGAACATCTACACGATTAACTGCTGTTGATGATAAGTAACCAATAGATTTATCTGTAAAATATGTATTCCATAAAACAGAGCCAGATGTTATTCTTTGTTTAAGTTTCATCAAAGGAGCATAAGCATTAGATCTGAAGCAAGTAACTGTAACTCTAACATTATAATTTACAGCAGAAGTTAAAAAACCATCAGTGTCATAAAAATTAGCAAGTGAATATGCATTCTCATCAATTGACATTATATTTAAACCAATATATTGTCCTGCTGGTCTTGTAAATTCATGACCTAAAAGGTAAACATCTAATCCAGTTGCAGATTTAATAAATCCACCAAGTTTTTCTAATAAGGAGTTTGTTTGTTCTTCTAATGTTGCCAAATATTCTCCTTATTAAACTTTAGGGTTTTTAATAACAATAGCTTCATATTGGCTACCATTTGATGTGATTGAATGTTTCTTAACACGAACAACAGTAAACCAATCTAAACCATATACACCATCAATTTGAATTTGATCTGCTAACTCTAAAGTAGCTTCTTCAGAAGATTTAAGTGGTGTTGATGTATAAACAAAATATGCTTCGTATTCACGAATACTATCAGCTTGTAGTATCTGTGTATCTTTTGCTACTGGTTGAACAGAAACATTCTCTACATTAAATATTTCATATGAGAAAGAACCAGAGTTAGAAAAAACAGAAGTTCCGCTTGCTGTGAAGACTTTTCTTCGTCCTGTTAAAATAACTGGATCAAGAAACTTGAAAGTATTTAAGAGTTCAAAAGCCATTAATCTTTAACTCCTTGGTATTTTCCAATACTAAGTTCAATATTCTTAATCAAATCACCTTTATCAATCAAAGCATCATCACGGCCTTTCTTGGCAATTGTAGAAGCAGCATTGTTTGGAAATGGAAATAGTTTCAATTCCATAACCTGTTTTAAGATTTGCTTTTGTTTTCTGCCTATCTTCAACAACTCAGCTTCCATTGGCATATCTTTATACAAGATCCTTTTTACTGCTAATGGTGTAACCTTTAAATTATCCACTTCAAACTGATCCATATCTGATTCCATGAATACGCGAGGTGGAATATTTACACTATCTGCACCACTATTCAATATATTAGCAAGGTCTGCATAAGTTAAACCTGAGTCTTCATGTATTTCTTGATTAAACCCAATATCTACTTCTTGTTGTGATAATTTAATTGCCTGCTTTACAAATTTATCCATTCCTGAAAAATCTGCAATGCAGTGAGAAGAAACCTTAATCATTA